TTTGGCTTATCACTTTTCTTTCCTTTTGTGTCCACCGATTTGGCAAGTTTCTGCAGATCTATAAATAGATCCCGATGAAATTTTAATCTGTAAATCCTCGGAACTGCTGCTGAAGCCTTAAACTCAATGGTTTTGCCGTCTATCTCAACCATTTTTCTATGTGACATCCTACACCCCTCCTATTCACCTGTTTCCATTGGTTCTACTGGTGCAGATTCTTCAACCTGCGGTACATATACTTCTTTGTACCAATTACTATATGTATTATCTTCTGTATCTGGACCGGTCTGCACTTTTACCATGCCGTCAGAGCGCGGACTGTTTGTGATGCTTAATGTTTCGGTTCCCGGTTCGATTGTCTCCTCTTTTGTCTCAGATTCAATGGACGGCCTGGTACAGGTACAATTATATAGACATCTGCGGATCGCCTTCACATCGCCGTCGAACTCAAAAAGGAGCGCAAACTTATTCGTATTATTATTGGCGTTCTCTGCCAGTACGCCGTTTGCATCCTGTAATTCATTCAGAATCTCTGTACGGAACCAACTTGGAATCAGCGCCATCTCCAGATCGCCTGAATATCCATTGTTCGCACTGGCCACGTAGTAAGCGATCCCATCAGCATAAAATGTAGAGATCTCTCCTTCCGCATCCAAGCTGATACTTACAGCGCCGGGTATCCGTCTCGGCGTCTCATATCCATACACCGTCCCGTTTTCTCCTTCTGTCTCTGTCTGTTTAGCTGCATGAACATTTTTAATATTATATTTGATTTTATTATCTGATCCTGACATGTTTTATACCTCCATTTCATAAAGTGACTCCCACATCCTCTCTGACTCGATCCACTCGGATACAGTCTGCTCCCAGGCAATCCCTTGTTCTGTGAGAATATTTTCAAGCTTTTCCTCTAACTCCCAATCTTTTTCTTCTGTGTACAGTTCAATATCCAGTTTTCGGACCTTATGATATGTATGTCCATCTGCATAAAAATTAGATGTTCCCGGAATGATCCAGACTATAATCGGGAGATTAATATCCTTCATCTCTTTCTGCGTAAAATGATGATACCGATATGGAATGTCCATCTTATCCAGCATCATCTCAATCTGTTCTACACTCATAATCGTTTCCTTAATTCTGTTTCCAATCTATCAACCGCTTCTTTTTCTGCCGGTGCAATATGCACTCTAGCTGCCGTCCTGCCCCCGTTCCGGTTCTGGTGTCCTTTCTCCAGCAAATGAGACAGAGAATATTCTGGTTTATCTACATGGACAATCATGGAATGGCGCGTCCGCTTTGTTTCACCTTCACTATATGTCCATGATGCTGCATAATCTCCGGTCAGTTTCGGGGAACTCTTTGTCAAAGTCTTTGCCGTATCCTTTGCCACATCTGCAGATACCTTTTCTACTTCCAAACCAGCCTCTATTCCATAATCATTGAGCCGCTTCATAACTTCTTTAGCCAGTCCTCCTATTTTAACCGCCATCTCTCTTTCTCCTATCTTAATATTGACGATCAGATCTTCTGAACCGCCGATTTTTCTTTATATGCGATCACTGACAAGGAAAGCGACAGCATCCACGAAACAGGCTGTTTATCATCCTTCAGATCCTTTTGTACCACCTTATATTGCTTTCCTTCAATGATAAAGATATCTCCCTGCTCCACGTCTGATTCATAAGGGACCCTTACCGCACGATTGATCTGTGTCCCTGCCACAGCGGCATCCCAATACCTTCTCTCACCTACCGTCTGCTCATGGTAATGAATGACCTCTTGACGGATTCTTACAAGTTTTCTCTCATCTGTTTCCCATGCAGTTCCCCACCCATCTGCGTATGTCTGGTAATTACTTTTACGTCTTATCATATCCCATTGCCTCCGCATAGCCCGATACACGGGATTCTATCCCAAGCGCCGTGATTTCTTCCGCAAAGTCCTGCGGGAAGGTCTCCAGAGCTCCCGCCTCCGCCCGCAGGACATACTCACATAACAACTGTCCACATATGGTGCCCGGACTACATTCAGCATCAGGACTGCAGTACTTTTGTATGTATGCAATCCCTGACGCTATCTCATTCTCAAGCCTTGCAACCGTAGAATCATCCGGTGTATAGGTGATGTGCAGGTTATCCAGGATCATCTGGTAGATTTCATCCGATTGATCTGCCATCTCTGATTACCACCCTCTCTTAATTTGCTGCTTCTGTCTTGGTCGTCACGGTGCCGCCCTTGATCAATACAGGAAGAGCAGGTGCGGTTATCTCCGAGATATCCAGATATGCGAAACTGGTATTGTCTATCGGACGGCCATTCCCATATACACGGGTAGTATACACGCGGTTGTCTTCTAAAAACTGGTTGGAATCATCATATTCAATAATTCCTGATTTCCCGCCATTGATCGCCGCAAAATAATTTGCCGCAATCCCTACGGATGCTTTTCCCTCCGCCATCATAGATGATTTTACTACCCGTGTCGGATAGGTATGGTTAATAAGGTCAACCGAACCAGTACCATAGATCAACGTATTCTGGATCCTGCGGATCTTCTTGATATAATCCTGCGGATTCACCACCATCAGCACTTCCGGCACCTCACGGTCATCATCATTGCTGTCCTTTGCAAGACCAGCAATAACATTCGTATAATCTTCATCAAAGTTCTTAATTACAATAGCTTCCTTCTGGGTATACCTGCCATCTGTTGCCGTGCTGACGTCCATTGTCATTCCGATGAACTGGTCTTTCCCGTCACCGGAAATTATTGTCTTTTCAAGCCCGAATGCAATCGACTCAGAAAGGATGATGCGGATATACTGATCTACCCACATCGGCGCGAAGGTGAAATTAAACTTTACGAAATCCTTCGGAATGATGAAGAACGCTGTATACTTGGACACGGTAACATCAATAATCTTAATCTCACCCTGTAATTCATTTGCGATCGCTCCTGTAACTTTTCCCCAGCCGCCAAGCTTTGAAGCCATTTGCACCGCATTCATAACAAGTCTCTGTGCACCGGCAGCATCCTGAAGGTTGATCGCGCCTAACAACTCATGCCGTTTCTGCATATCGCTGATTACACGGTCTATGATCGTGATCGGCATTGCAGACGTCAGGTTGGTGATCTCCTGTTTTGTTCCTGCCTTTACCGCTCCGATGAATTTCTGGTACCAATCCGTCTCTTCGGATGTAAGCTTGCGCAATCCTCTGCCCTGCAGCACATCCATATCGCCGACGCCTTTGTACTGTTCAAACTCCTGCTCGATTGCCTGGCAGATACCGTTCTGCATCTCCTGTAATGCCTCTGCTGCCTGTTCTGCATCATTATTTTGCAGCGCTCCTAGCATCTTCTGCATGAATTTCTTGGATTCCTGATCAATAAGGTCATTGTTTAACATTGCCATCTCTTTTTTCTCCTTTTCATTTTTATTTGACTGCAAATTGCTCGAAAGCATTTGCAAGTGTCTTCTTCATATCAGGGCGGTTCAGCCCCGTCAACATCTGGTTGATCTGTCTCTGCCTGTATAACTGCTGCTGCAGGTCTTTGATCTGCTGTTTTTCATCATCTTCGGGAACGTTATCATTATCCGGGATACTATTTCCATCTGGATCGCCGCCCTCGCCAAGGTCATCCGGATCATCCTCACTGCTCTTGCCTTCCCCGACGATATCACAGAATCCATACTGCAGACACTTGTCCGGGGCAAGCATGGTCTCTTTTTTCATCATCTCCCGCAATTCATCCTCCGTGACCCCCGTTGCCCTGGACATGTAAAGCTGCAGGGACGCTTCTGAAAGCTCATCTAACTGATCCGCCATAGCCCTGAGCTGATCAGCATTTCCTGATGTGTATGCCCATGGATTATGAAGAAACATGGATGTTCCAAGCCCCATATGTATCTCATCACAGGCCATGGCAATCGTCATTGCGATACTGTACGCCATCCCGTCCACATATCCGATGATCCGGCTTCCTGCACCGGCTTTTTGTCTCAGAAGATTATAGATTGCAACTCCCTCACCCACATTGCCGCCAGCGCTGTTTACATGCAGTTCGATCGTTTCCCCGTTTGGTATGGTATCAAGCTGATCCCGGAAATATTTGGCCGAGGTCTCGGATTCGTCATAATCCCAGGTGTTCCAATTGAATTTTCCCTGCGCACTGACTTCATCATAGATGTAAAGCTTATGCACGTTTCCGGATTTGCTTACTGACTGTTCAAATCGGTACTGCGTTTTATGTTCCACTGTTTTCATATGATCCTCCTTCATCTGGTTTATGTTCTTCGGTTTTATCTGTGATGCCAGTATCTTTTGTCCCGGAGTCAAGCGTATCCATATCTGAATAATTCAGTGTAATAAAATGCTTCTTTGATTGTTCTGTATTCAGCGGCGGATCACCGGCCTTCCTGCGCACCTCATCTATACTCCATCCACCACAGGCGATCAGTTTATCTGATGCCGCGGCAAGTTCCGACGCCGTCATATGTATAATGGTCGATGTATCGATCATCATACGGCTTCCATCTAAGACCTGCTCCCGGTAAAGCTTGCGGTTATTCTCCGTCTCGATCATGTTGGCAATCGGCTTAATGGCAAACGTAATCAGATTCTTTGTCAGTGCCGTAACATCTGAAACATCCCCTTTCAGAAGTGCAGGCGGGATCTGTAGGGCGTTCGCTACCTTGTCATAGATCTCATCTGTCAGATCTGTTACATCCTTGATCTCTGAGGTTGATTTCTTGGATGTCTCACTGCCCTTGGTCTCATAGCTGAATCCCTTAAACAAGGGAAGCACTGCATTTGGTGATTTGAAGTATTTTTCAAACTGCTTGCTCATTAGTTCAGTGTAAACATCATTGAATGTCCTCGGAGTTCCATCCTCTTTCACTCCATAATTCACAGTCGGTGCGTTCGCGTCTATGGTCATAACTCCCCGTTCTCCACCTGATTTATAGAACTTCTGGATCGCTGATTCCAATAACTGGTTATATTCTTCTACCAGTTTATCCAGCAATGCTGTAATATTCCGGTTCGAGAGCCGGTAAAATAACACGTCTTTCATCAGGAACGCTTTATTAAACGTGTACGGCGACGTGATACCGTCATCTCCATAGATTGTGACATTCCTGAACACATCCTGTTTCAGTGCATATTGTTCATGTTCATAGCTGTCTGCGATCAACAAATTACCTTCCTTTGTCTGGACTACAAGGCACTCATTTTTATAGATCAATGACCAGACTAACTTCTGACGGAACTGTGCCGCATTCATGTTATCATTTGGCGCATAATTCCATCTGTAATACTGTTCTTTCTGCACTTCTTTCCACTTACTAAATGTTCGGATCTCACAGGCTGACAGTGCATTGGCGATAATATTGATTCCTGCCTGCAGCGCGAACTTATACAACGCCAATTCATCCCAACGCTTATCACTGATAAATTCTTCAATATCTTTCGATGATACCTTGTACGTCTTACCACCCAGGGTCTTACCTCTTATAAACTTCCAAAAATCTGTTATTACTGACATATCTGCCTCCTTTATCAAAATGTTGCCACATTCAAGTTAATGTTCGGGAAATCATTGATCTCCGGCAAGAAATCCAGGCAGCACATTGAATGTACCCAGGCCATAAATCCGTCCGTTTTTCTCAATGCAGGATCTATCTTCCCATAATAGATATTGCCTCTTGGATCCAGGCACTTTTTACTGTTATTGGTATACCAACACATCATCCGATCCCATCCTGAAACTGCATGCCGCAGGAATGCACTGTTAACGATGGTACTGGATTTTGCTATGTCTGACGGCCTCACAATATAGATCCTCTTATTATCTTTATCAAATGCGTCAAACCCGATCTTTCTGAATGCCTGGTTCAGCCATGTATAACGATAACCGTCAATCCCGATCATTACGATGTTGTATTTTAATGACTGTTCAGCAAACCACTGAACCGGGATGTCAGGCGATATCTCCACGTCATTTATGATTGTACAGATCTCAGCTTTCTCCCATTCTCTTATGGGTGCATGGATGTTAGGAATATCCCTTGATTTCGCACAGATAAATGTATGATGAAGGTTGACATATTTCCCGCCTTTGCGGAATGTCAGAACACATCCGCAGAAATCGTTCGTTTTCGTATAATCTATTCCCCCTACACAACTCATTCCCTGTGTGATCTCAAAATCCGGTTCCCTTGCACACATTTCAATATCCGCCCACTCTGCAACTGCCATCTGCGGATCAGAGATTGGATAGTTACATCTTTTTGCCATAAATTCAGGAAAGTATTCCGGCTTAAACGGCATTTCCATAATTTCTTTCTGAATCCACTGCCTCAAAACAGAAAAACTCGGATCCGCTAATGATGGATTTGCTTTGACAATCTTATTAATGTCCTTCCACTCATCCTCCTTTTCGATCCTGAACCAGTTTACAAATATACGGTTATCCGGATTATATTCCCTTAATATCACCTCATTTTGTCTCTTCTCCTCATCCAGCACTCCGCCACGTTCATGCCCATCTGTCGTGATGGTGATCTTTCGCGGCCACTTCATCTTTCCAAGTCCAGACTGCAAAGTATTCATATTCCGTGTATCCCTGTATTGATGCTTTTCATCATAGATCACACATCCTGTTCGCTTAGAATCTTTATTTCTTGTACTTGAGGTATTCAGCCTAAATACCGCATTCATCTTTTTTCCCACCACTTTTTCCCCATATGCCTTAAAATTGGCATTAAGCACCCTCTTATAATTAGGATCAACAGGATATCTAATCAGATCCCCAACATCAACAATTGATGTTGCTGCCTGCTCTTCTCCGTTTGCAATCAGATCCACGTTATATCCTTCCACTCCATGGTACGGAGAGATAAAGTAAAGCGCCAGAAAGTCAATGAAACCATTCTTCCCGGCGCCACGCCCGATGATGTCTCTTATTTCATGAAAATAGATGTCGTCCTCCTCACCCTTCTGCCGTAAAAAGACTCCTGCAATGATTGCAAACTGGTATTTCTCCCATGGCAATAGATGATACGGAAAATATTTCTGCAGGCTCAGGCCTTTTTCGATCCTTTCCGCATCCACATATACGTCCTTCCGTTCTAATACCGGAATGATATTATTATCAATCGACAGCTCTTGTTCCTTACAGTGTTCTATATGGTTTCCTTTGATCAGATAGAGCCACTCGTCAATGTTCGGCTCATAGCGCGTCACGCATATCACCGCCTTTCTTTACTGCATTATCTGTGGAAATCTCCATCTGCTTAAGCAGCATCAGCATCTGCTTATTAACTGCAGGCAGTTGTTTTACAGAAGGGTTGTCTTTTTCTGCCGTTCCGCCGTTTGCTGTGCGGTACATCATCCGCAGCCCGTTTTTCTCAATGTCCGCCTTGAGGCTTTCTTTCAGATCCCACATAGTCATGTAATCATTGATCTGGTCGGTAAAGATATCAATATCCGCACCTTTCGCTCTTAATTGTTCGATCAATGATGTTTTTACCCTTGCCCTTATTGTTTCAGGCTTTATTCTTCCCAATATCCCACCTTCCTTTATCTACAGCTCCCTCGCGCGCGCATAACACGGAGAAATTCGCTAATCAAGTCCCGCCGGTCTCCTATAGCGCAAGAGTTTTTTGTTTTTTTTGACCGGGGGTATCACCATTTCTCTTCATTCTGATATCCCGATTTCTTTTTCTTCTTCTCTGGATGCATTGCATCATGGCAGTCTTTACAAAGACTGATCAGGTTATCATCTGTTAAAGCAAGTTCCGGAACATCTTTCAAATGTTTTACGTGATGGACTGTCACTGCCTTTGTATATCTTCCTAACTGCCTGCATCTTACACATGCATTGTGATCCCGCTTCAAGATCTTCTCTCGTTTCCGGTTCCATACTGTCGTATGATAGAACGCCTTCCATCCTCTATATGATTCGGCGGTGATCTTGCGAACCCATTCCCCATTCTGCTTCTGTTCATCAGTAAACACTGTCTGCACCTCTAATTAATTTCATCTTGTCAGACATTTCATTGATTTCCTTATGAACTGCTGCCACATCTTCAATCATTCTGTCTAATGCCCGACGCTCTACATTTACCTCAACGGTAATATCACTTGCACTATCTTCTTGCAGTATCGCTGGCCCAACAATTTCTAACTCACTTCCACATTCGGTACAATAGACTCCATATGCGAATGACTGCATGTCACTATGTATGTATCCATCAATCCTGCTTTCACGTACCACATTCAAGGCACCACATTTCGTACATTTCAATACTGTATATCCCTTGACACTCATATCGCCCCACCCTTCTAATCTTAATCATCTCTTTTCTTTGTGACTGCTGCCAATAGAAAAGAGACAGCCCGTCATCACTGACTGCTGCCTCTTCTCATACTTCTATCTTTCGTGCCTCTCAGAAGTTCTCTTTTGTGCTTTCTTTTGCTTGTCTTTTGTTCTTTTCTGACAATACCATAATATCACAGTTGCTACTGACATTCACTGACATCTTTTGGAATTTGCAAATTTTTTAATGCATTCCCATGAAATCTATGAATCTGCCGCTCTGAATACCCCATCTCTTTTGCAATCTCCCACCATGTGAATCCTTTTATGTAGTAATAAAATAATACGTCTCTTTCATTCTCATCTTTGAGTTGATTGATTTCATAGATTATCTCTTTGTATGCCTTTACCTGTTCAACACCTTCCTGATATAATTTATCCTCCTTATCAGTCAGTTCTGCAGCATAGTTTGACAGATCATTCAAATCTGCTCCATGAGGCATTCCATCATTATCTATTGATGGATATAATTTCATTGAGCGGATCTCTTCTATCTCAGACTCAATCCGTCTGATCTTTCTCCCATGCCTTCGATATTTCAATAAATATTCTTTCTTTTTATTATTCTCAATTTTAATTACATCCACCGATATCAACCCTTTCTTTTACGTTAAATGATATCAACACATCCAAAATATTCAACTATTCTCCGCCCATATATCCCCCACAGCCTTTTCTTGCACACTTTCCATCCCGATCGGCACAGTCTGGATTGACACACGGATGATCCGCCACTGCATCCATGCTTTCCAGGATCTCCCTGATCACTTCACTCATGCTTCCTGCTGCCATCTGCATCACCTTCTATCTTTTGAATCTTTGCGCATTTCTCTCAACTTATCCCTGTATACGCTTAATCTGTTCGGCCCGCACTCTGCAATGAAGAATTCTGCTAATTTCTTTTCTTCATCATCAGATCCAGAAACCCTGGCTATGAGATCAAGACAGGCACTTTTGCAATCCGCATGTGTCTTGATGTCATGC